ACGGTCACACCCAAGGCCAAGACGGTCACACCCAAGGTCAAGTGGTCTAACGCAAATAATAAACAATTCATGGAATTGCTGGCACGGGAAAAGAACGCCCAGAGAAAACTTGCGAATAAGATGAACAAGGCAAGGCCTCTCAAGAATGGGCCATTAGACCCGGCGGTTGCGTACGCTCTCAATACTCCCAAAAATACCAAAAAGATAAACAAGTACGTGAACGGTCTATCAAACGATGAACGCAATATGCTCAAAAAGAAGATTTGTCAACCTTAAAAAAATATTTAGCTATAATAAAATGCAACGCTCCACTATTCTAGTGGCACTGGCTATCGGTGTCGCCCTTTTTCTACTCTACAGGAACAAACTTAAGGTCTCCCCAGGTGGTAAAAAGTGGACCGTTTACGGAACCATGGGGTGTGGATGGACTCGTAAGCAGCTGGAATACATGAAGAAGACGGGTACACCTTACACTTTCGTCGATTGTGACAAGGGTGGATGCGACGGTATGACCGCTTTCCCTACCCTCAAGGGCCCTAACGGTAAGAAGATCGTTGGGTACAACGAGGTTTAAATCATTTATTATTCAAGAGTTGATTGTATCAACTTATCAATAATGAAATTAGTCATCATAAGAAGCGGGTGAAAGATTATTACAATTCTCGGGAAATTTACCCCCCTTCCTACATTTGTTACAACGATCTATCCACATCTGATTACGCGACACTCCTGTATCCCTGTAGGTCGCGTACGGGTTATCAAGCTTTGTTCCCATCCAACCCCATCCTTTAAAATGTATATCAACAAGGCTATCCTCGTTGACAGCTACACAAGGAAGATCACATTCTCGTTTTGCGCCATCTTTGTGAGGGCAGGATCCCCCACCATGTGCGGCTGGCGTGGTAACACTATAAAATTCAAACCCTTCATTTAAATATCCACCGTCTACAGTATCACAAACACCCCAAGAACCCTGACACATTATAGGTGATGGGGAATTTCCACTGGCTCCGGCAGCATAAGCTGCATCTAAAGAGGTCTGATCCACTCTCCCCACATCTTCCGCTACGCCCGCGGCTATTGCCGTCTGTTTGTCTCGTTCTAGCTTGTCGAGTTGTGATTGAAGTTCAGCTACAGTGGGGGTTGCCTTAGTGTCATCCCCTTTTCCTGCTCCCGCTCCTGCTCCCGCTCCCGCTCCCGCTCCCGCTCCCGCAGCTGGAGTTTCCTCACCACCACCCGTGGCACCGGACATGAAACTGGAAGAAAGACAGCATACACTGAGAAGGCCTACACCTGCAAGCATAGGTACAGCTGACATTCTTTACTATATACTTATAATTTATTCAAGAGTTGATTGTATCAACTTATCAATAATGGGAATTAGATACCGCGGATAACCTGGATGGAGACAGAAAGAATGAACGCGTCGAGAAGGCTGGAGATGGGCTTGAGCACAGAGATGTGCTTGGAAAGCGAACGGTTCCAGACGAGACGAAGAATGAAAGTACTGACAAGAATGTTAAGAGCGAAGATGAGAAGCTCGGTAATCATCTCGGATCGAGACTTGGCGTGAGTGACCTCGTGAAGCATTTTATTACATACTGATATTTTTTTCTGGACCAATTACAAATGAAAGCCCTTCCCCTGAGTGGTTCAGAAAATAGGTTTACGAACAGGAGGTGGTCGACATCAAAGGGTATTGGGAATAATAATTGTTATGCCTATGCTGTGGGTGACTATGAGGCATATAGGTGGCAAAAATCTATCCCAGGTGACCGTTCGGGTCTTTCTAATGGTCATCACACATATACTCACTGCACCGGACTTCCGAAGCGCGTTATTTCCGATAACCCCAAAAGGATATACAAAGTTTCAGCGAATGAAAAATGTAAAAGGGGGTATTTCAAGGTCATGATGTTTGTTTCTCCTGGGAGACCTATGAACTATATCCGACAAGGGGATTTCCACTTTTACAAGCAACATGGGACGGTTGAATATAAAATCAAACCCGGGGATACTATCAAAGCTGTAGCCAAATTCTTTAAAGTTCCTGAATCAAGAGTAAAGAGGGGTGGTCAGTTTAAGGTTGGTAAACGTATCATTTTTAAGGCCAACGTTTTCAGTCACAAGCGGGGTTGGGCGACCGGCCCACTTCTCACTGATGCTAGAGGTGACGCTATCACAGACCCTCGTACAGCTTCGAGGGACTATCCGGGTCTCAACTACAAAAAGTATTGTAGCTCATTCTGTGTCAAAAACACTGGAATCAAAGTCGGTAAGACTCATCCCAAGGTCCGTTAAGATACTCTCGATATCTTCTTCTTGTTCCACATCAAAATTAATGTCAAATAGATCTAAAACGTCAAATATAGACCCCTCATCCAAGGACACAGAATTCGCCGTTGCTGTGTAATTGTTTTGTATAGTGACTGTAATTTTAAATTGTGAAGCATCGAAAACTTTCCTGCATGTTGGACACGTATTCTTACCTTGATTTTTCCATTCCTGTAGACAGTGGGAATGAAACATATGTCCGCATCGAAGTGGAGGATTTATCCTCGTACACTTGACTTCACCGAGACATATGGCACATGTTGACATTCTACAAGATGGTATTAAAGTTTTTTCGTGGATTTAGCTCAGTTAGTAAATACCGGGCAGTTTGAGAAGAGGTTTATCACATGTATTGCAAGGACCCTTACCCTGCTCCGCCTCTTGTATCTTAGTGACGAGCTGGGGTCCCTGCTTCTGGAGAAGCTGGCGGTAGGAGTAATTATCCTCGAAAGAAATTCCATTTTGCTTCATGACATAATTGTTAAAGAGCTGGGCTGACGAGTTTATGGTGAAACACCGACCATCGGCCATACCAAGTCGCTGCGACATATTGTTAATATACACTTAGAAATTAAATCTCATAAAGGGGATTATGTACTTCACAGAGGCTCACAGGATTCCCAGCGCTTTTCGGCGTCCGTCGTGTAGCACCAGATTGTGTCTGTACCGTCTGGGTTGCGGCAGTAGTTGTGACCCCCAACACCCTTCTCTCCAAGTACCTTTGTGTGTGTATGAGGAGACTGACTGGTCCAGCGCTGACACGTCTTACCGGAGACGGTCTTCGTCTGACATCCGCGGTAATCAGCACCCTTTTCTCCACTCAGAGTCTCATCACACACGCGCCCACCGACGGGGTCACAGTATTCCCAGCGCTTGTCTGAGTCCGTTGTGTAGCACCATATTGTGTCATCACCACCACCGGGGTTGCGACAGTAGTTGTGGTCCCCGATACCCTTCTTCCCAACTTCAACTGTGTGTCCGTGAGGAGTCTGAATGTTCCATTTCTGACACGTCTTACCGGAGACGGTCTTCGTTTGGCAACCACGGTAGCCTCCATCGTTTTTTCCAGTCAGGGTCTCGTCACACGTTTCCCCGGCACTTGGTCCAGCACTTGGTCCAGCACCAGCTCCAGCTCCTGTGTCTGGGTCTTCTTCACCACCCATCATAGTAGAAGCTATACTGGAACTAATACAACACATACTGAGTACCCCAAAAGCGGCTACTATTTTAGGATCCATCGTTTATTATTACAATTATACTAGAATTTAATTTGTCTATTGGTGACTGTTCTCATCCAAGAATTGAATCCTTTTTCCCTCAGTACTTTGATGAACGGTTCACATTTATATCCCAAATAAATGTTAAATACATCAGTTTCTTCTGTATGTGATACCCTGATTTCGGGTTTCTCATTTATATGGTTGTTGATGATGTTGTAGGCGAACGCAATCTCCTTGAGGGTCTCCGCCCCTGTGATGATAATCTTACCGGTACTGAAGATACTGCATGTAATCTCCTTCATATCCTCTGAAGGTTTGAACTTGATCTTCACAGCGGAATACCTGTCTGGTTCAAAAGAAACCTTGAAAATGTCGTCGTACTCCTCGAACCAGTTCGAGACGAGATGGAGGTTGATGTTGTAGTTGAGGCTGAAGTTAGAGTTTATCATGACCACACGGAATGAATCCGTGGGAACTTCGATTTTCAAACCCAAAAAAGTTTTGAAAATATGAATGAGCTGTGTGATGATACGTTTGCAATCGAAGAGATCGCAGCATCCAGCCACTTGGATCGAACCATTGGGAAATACCTTTACAGACTTGGTGCTGTAGGTATCATGGTATGTTAGGGTCACTTGGTTATAAAACGTTGTGGGTTTGAGTTTCCACTCAAACCCCTCCGTCTTGGTACCCACACGGTGCATCTTATACGAACCAATTTCTTCGAATAAACCTCGAAGTCGCTTTATATCAATCTGCTGGATAAAGCTCGACACCATAGTGATTGTCGTAATCTTTACCCATGAGGGTCGGGTCTCGTCGGGAAGAGCTTTTCGTATCTCATCGAGGGTGAGGAGATACGAAAAACTATTATTTGCAATAGTTGAGTACATTTTTGGACATACTTTTTATATTGTGGGTGGCTCACTTAGGTGTTTAAAGATGAGACTCTCCATT